ATATGAATTATGTAGGGGTGTNAATTTTATAGAGAATAGTAATTTATCAGGAAATGATCCCGCCGATGTTACTGCATGGGGGGATGATGCTATGTTATACTAACATAGGAAGGAGGTGCCCTTTAAAGGCGTATAGTATTATCCTTTAAAACTGAAAATAGGAGAATGATTATGTTAAACGAAGTTAAAAAGTTGAAACGCCAGAAAGTATTATCACGTAAAAGTAATACAGATGAAGTTTTTTATGCAGGAACTAAAGTTGAAGATGATTTTAGTTATGGTATTTTTGAATGCTCTTGTGGTGCTGTTCAAGTATCTAATAAAGGGCAATTTATGTATTGTTATGATTGTGGTAATAGTATTAAATTAGTTTCACCCATTTCACAAGATAGAATAGTTGGTGTTAACAGAAATCTTATTTGTAGTGTTTGTAACACTCTTATGGCTACATCAAGAGCAGAAGATAAAGATAAAAGTATTTTTTGCGTTCAATGTGGATCGGAAGTAGCCGAAGAAACTGAAATAGATGAAGTAGATGAAATAGATGGAGATACTGAAACAGATGAAGTAGATGAAGTAGATGGTGATACTGCACAAATAATTTCTCTTAATCCTATTAGTGAAGATACAACTTGCCAAGCTTCGTCTGTAACTTGTATACTACATGATGGTAACGGTGAAAATCCTTTTTGGAATGTAATAATTGATGGTATTCCAACAGCAAGAGTTAGTTTAAAGGATCAGCCGAAATCAGACGAGATAAGAGATGTTTTTGCTAGTGATACGTATGCAAGTAATCTTGCCGAGGCAATCGAGAAGTTAGGAGTTAAGGTTGTACTCGATCAGACTAACGCTAAATACTACACTAATTCGGTTAATGATTCAGAATTAGCTGATGAAATTCGTAGTAAACTTGAATCAGAGATTACAGAAAAGAATAAAGAAGTTCTTTCTGCATTAAGAACTGATTACAGTAGTTGTATTAAATTAGTATTAGCAGGTTTAAATCGTAACTTTTTTACGGATATAGACAATCCGTTGAAAGCAACATTATGGGGAGCACTGGAGAAGTCTGGTATTAGTAATGCTATCGATCTTATTGAGTCTTGCTTCAAAGAAAGTGGAGATGAGTTTTTTGATCTTGTACTGACTAAGGCTGAATCTTATATGGAAAAGAGTCCTGAATTACGAGAGGAATTATCTAATGCTATAAGGGATAACCAACCTTTAATGCCTGCTGAAGGTGATAAAAATCTTAAAGAAGCGCAGCAACACGATTTGGCTGCACGATTAGCTACTAGTAGTGTAGATGTACGTATGTTGGGAGTACCTGATGGTAAAAAGGGTATAAGGGAAAAATTACAATTAAGTGCTAAAGTGTGATAATCTAAGTAGATTATCTTATTTTCTTAAAATAATATAGTCAAAGATGGAGGTAATAAATTATGTTAAATTTGACTAAGTCTTCGTTTAACAGTATCAAAGAGCGAAATATTAAGGATACTAATGTAATTTCCCAGGAAGGTTTGTGCCTAATTATGCAGTTAGATTCAAATGGTGAGGAAGTTGTTCTTGCTTCTCCAGGCACTGGAACTTTTACTGGGTTTTCGTATAATTGCCAGTTAACACCTGCTGAAATACCTAAAGTAGAAACTTTTACTGTGCCGGATACTGTTGTTGATGCCGATAGGTATGCACAATTGGCTCGAACAACTATTGTGAAGATTGGTGCTAATAATCATAAGATTCATATTGAGGAAACTGATGGTACTGAATATACAGAAGCTGGTGCTATTGCTGATAAGCAGTATGTGTGTTCTGATACAGGAAAAATTACTTTCCACGCTAATCAAAACGGAAAATCTATTATAGTTGTTTACAAGTATAGTCCTACAGTTATGGAGATTCAAAGTACAGAATGGTATAGAGGCGTAAATATAAATTCGGCTGCTTTGTTTGAAAGAATAGGTGTTGGTAAACCACCGTGTGTTATTTATACTTCAGAGTTTAATCCTAAATTGGATTGGGGTGCCGCTACTGGAATTAAAATGGCTGCTTCTGGCCAGCTTGAAGACCAAACAGGTGGTGGTACTACTATTGTAGGTGCTAGGGTTATTCATGTACCTGATGTTAATGATGCTTTCTTGGGGATAGAGATTTTGTAATTTAAAACTAACTTGTAAATACGTTTAGGAGGTAAAAAATATGATTAATCCGTATTTAGGGAAAAAGAAGGTTCATGTTCGTAATGGAATTGTATCAGATAATGGTGAAATAAACGCAAGTAGTAAAGTTGATTTGATGAAACAAATCGGCAAAATAATTGAAGATCACCAGGAAGGTGGAATCGTGCAGGCTACCCCTTCAGAATTGTTAGCTGAAAGGCGCGAAGCTATTAAGGCTGCCTTGGCAGATAAGAGTGGCGAACAGTGGGTAGTGCTTGGAGAAGTTCTTGGTGACGAAATTAGAACTACTCTTGATAGGGAAGGTTTTGCACGCAAGCTCTTAGTTTATAAACCCTTAGACAAGGGTGAAGTTGGTCGTTTGCGTGTACGGCAAAAGGATGTAGTTGCTTTTATGGCCACTACTGCTGCCGGAAATCCGCAATCAATTATTCGCCAGTCATATGTTTACCCACCTGAGTTCTATTTAACTGCTTCTCCACTCATTGAGATCAAAGAAATTGATAGCAACCCTGGTGATATTCTTGCTGAAAAATATGAAGACGGTCTTGAGAATATCATGGTAGCTGAAGACAAAGTGTTTGTTACATTGGCTAATGCGGCAGCTGGTACAAGTAATGATCTATTCTATTTTAATACTTTTACACCTGCAACATTTACCCAGATGAGGACACAAGTTGCCCGTTGGGGAATCCCCGCTCGTTATGCGGTTATTTCTTATGATATCTGGGATGATATTATTTCTGATGCAAATTTTGTTGCATGGTTCGATCCGGTTTCTCAACATTCAATTGTAACTGAAGGTTATCTTGGAGATATGCTCGGTACGTCTATTATTACTGATGCTTTCCGAGACCAAAACCTTAAGGTACTGGAAGCAGGTCAGGTTTATATGTGTGGTGCTCCTCAGACTTTAGGCGGCATTACGCAGAGAACAGATTTAGCGTCTGAACCAATTAATAAGTTTGCGGATGCTTCACCTCAACGTGGTTGGTTTATGTATCAAGTCGAAGGTATGGCTCTAGTTAATAGTAGAGCAATTTGTAGAGGCCAAAGAATTTAGTTGTTTTCTTTTAAGGCATTAGTTTTATGTATTTAATGTGCCGGTTTTATTAGTATTAATATATTAAGTAGTATTCATTAATGTTTTAACTTTTTGGAGGTATAAATTATGAGAAGTAAAAAACTTTTGGTTGTAGCCTATAAAGCTTTACGTAGAGGTGAGGAAGAAGCAGCTAAAGAAATTTTTATTGAAGCTATGGAAGACGAAACCGCTCCCGAACTTATGGAGGAGATTAATGAAATAAAAGATATTGACGATATTGATGACAACGATGATGATAACGACAACGATGATGACGAATTAGATATTGATGCTGATAATGATGATGATAACGATGACAACGATGATGATGATGTATTGGATATTGATGCTGATAATGATGATGACGAATTAGACATAAAAATAAAGAAAGAAGCCCCTGCAGCTAAATACACATCTACTCAGGTTGCGCAAGTACGGTCTATTGCGAATCAGTTAGCTTCGAAGGGTCATAGGAAGCTGGCAAAAAAACTTTTACAAAAAGTGAAAGTTGGTAGAAAGATTAGATAGAGTAAATAGTTTAAATTTTAAGTTGTAGGAGTTGGGTACAATTCCCAACTCCTACAACTATAAAACGAGGAGTTGTTGTTGTGTACGATTTAATACAGGATTCTTTGACACTTAAATTAACTGATTTGTTTGGCACAAAAGCAGTTTATGCTCCGCCTGATTCAATTATGAATACTCTTGCTAATAAACGAGAGCCTGAAGTTGAGACTTTTTTGCCATACTTGTCTTTTTGGCGTAATTCAACTAGCTTTGCTTGGTCGCGTCCAGGTATTCCATTAAACATGGCGCAAGTACGATCAGGTGCTAATATTGCAGGCAGGACAGAGTACACTATAGATAATATAAAAATGATCGCTTGTGACTTTTTATATTCTATTAGAATATATGCTCAGCGAGAAGACGATTTGAATGCGTATGAACGTATTTTTTATATAACTAAGATAAATAATCCTTTAATAGAAATAAGCCTCTTGTCTAAAAATTTAAGGCTACCAGTTCTTTTTGGGGACGAAATAACAAAAAGTAGCGAAGAGTCTGGCGATATGACTAAAGAGACTTTCTATTATTTTGATTCTGAATTAACAGTTCAAGGATTTATAATTATAAATTATGAAGTCTTGAAAGAAACTTTAGAAATAAGAAAAAGTATATACGATCTCCATAGTGGGGNTNNAACTNGANNNGGAAATAATAGAAAGTTCCAGTTCCAGTTCCAGTTCCAGTTTTAGTTCTAACTAAAGATTGTAATTTAATAGGAGATAAATTATGTTTATTATATCGCCTGGAGTTTACCCAAGAGAAATACCTTTGAGTACTATTATCTCTTCTGTAGCAACAAGTATAGGGGCAATAGTTGGTCCATCTGATAGAGGTCCCTTAGAACCAAAAACTATGAAAAACACTAAAAAATTTACTGATACATATGGAAAAACGATCACTAGTAACTATTTCCATTATACTGGATTATCCTTTTTAGACAAAGGAACAAGATTAATTTGTTTGAGGGTAACTAATGGTGCTTTATTTGGTGGTGTTGAAGTAACTAATATCGGATCTTTGACACCTGTTGCTCCCATAGATCAACCTGGTGGATGCCCTAATCCTCCTTCAACTAATTATACTTGGGATTCACCAGATGCTGTATTTGCTTTGTTTGGCGCAAATCCTGGTGTATGGAATAATAATTTAGGTATAGAGATTTCTTATAATCCTACTAAACTTGCACGTAAAGCTAATTTTACTTTTGGCTCTGACCAGGTTACAGGAGATACAGGATCTAGATTTTTGTCTGAAATTGCTGTTGGTGATCTTGTTTTTCCTTCAGGCCAAGAAATATTTTCAGCGACTGTTAAAAGTATAGAGAGTGATTCATCTTTAACTTTAACTTCTACTTGGGCTGGTGCTGGTGCTATTTTACAGTTTTCCTATATTAATACTCTTGAGTTCTACATTTCTTTGTATGAAAAGAGTGGAACTTCTATTTCTTTTATTGACAAATATTTATGTAGCAGAGTTCCAACTGCTAGGGATGGTTTTGGTAATTCAATTTATATTGAAGATGTATTTGACAATCATCCTTATATTTTAGCTCTCGATAGAACGAGTATTAATCCTACAAATCCAGCAAATATGCCTAAAGAGGTATCTACAACTGTATACTTTGGAAATGGTAGCAATGGTAATCCTGTAACAGCAGGTGATATTATTGGAGGTATAGAAAAAATATCCAATCCAGATAAATATACTTTGAATATACTAATGTCTGGTGGTTGGATGTCGGATGGGACTTCTATGTTTAGTGATAGTGATATAGAATCAATTCATGTTTATGCGGATAACATGACTCAAAACAGAAAAGATTGTTTTGCTATCTTAGATTCGCCTTTTGATAAAGATGTAGACGAAGTTATTGATTGGAGAACGAATGAACTTACTATAAATTCTTCTTATTCTGGATTATTTACCCCTTGGGTAGAGTCTTATGACCAGTATAATGATAAGAGGGTTTTTATACCACCTTCCGGTTTAATGGGGGCTGTTTTTGCTTATACTGATTATATTTCAGATCCTTGGATTGCTCCTGCAGGATTGAATCGAGGTATATTACCTGTTTTAGATGTTAAAGATTATTATGATAGAGGTGACCTTGATGCCTTATATGAAGCTCAGATTAATCCAATAAGAAAGTATCATGTAGGTGGCGTAGTTGTTTGGGGACAAAAAACTTTACAAACTAAACCAAGTGCAACTGATAGAATAAATGTAAGAAGGTTATTAATTGTAATAGAAAAGGCTATAGCTACTACTTTAGATTATTTTGTGTTTGAGCCCAATACACATTTCAAGAGGCTTCAAATAACTTCTTTGATAGAAGGGTACATGAACGAAATAGTAGCTCGTTTTGGTGTATACGATTTTAGAGTTGTATGTGATGAAACAAATAATACAGGCGATATTATAGATAGGAATGAAATGAATGTTGACTTGTATGTAAAACCAGTAAGAGCAGCTGAATTCATTAAGCTGAATGTAGTAATAGTTCGTACATCAGTTAGTTTTGATGAAGTTTTGTTACCTTATGCTTCTTAATAATAAGAATGGCTTTTGTATTTTATACACTAGTGAAATGGTTTAAAGGATTGCTATATCCAGGGCTATAATTTGGCAAAAATGTATAAAAGCCTACTATAGAAGTCCCTAAAATTAAATTTAAAGAAAGGAGAAGCTATGCCTAACTTGGATATAGAAGATGTCCGTGGACTTACGGAACCAATGGCGCAATATCTTTGGGAAATATCCATTCTTAATCCTCCTGGTGGTGGTGATGGAGAAGCCCTAAAGTTTAGAGCTAAAACAACTAGCATTCCAGATATGGTTACTGAAACAACAACTATAAATTGGAAGGCTCATCAAGTCAAGCATCAGGGTCGTGATGCTTCTGCACATACTATTGAACTAACTTTATGGGATAGTGTTAATTTACCTGTATATAGAACTCTTTATACTTGGCAGCAAATAGTATTGGGGAGAAAAACTGGATTATCTACAGATAAGTCTTTGTATTCTTGTGATATTGTCTTAGAATTATTAACCAGAGAATCTGGTGGAGTTTTGGGTATATGGACTTTAAAAGGTGCTCAGCTAGAGAATGTTGCTGCTATTCCTTTATCTTACGAGAGTTCTGAGCCTATTGAAATTTCAGCTACTTTTCAGTATGATTACTTTCTCTTTCAAAAGAAATAATAGTTTTTAGGAGGGAAGACTATGTCGCTGGCTATAGATAAGTTTATTAATGAAGTTTTGCCTCGGCCTCAATTCCTTTTTAGATATGATATATTATTCCCTTCAGATATTAAAGGTTTAGATGAGGCAGAACTTGTTGGAAATAGAGTTATTGAAGTTACACCACCAATGACAGAGTTTACTACAGAGCCTACTCCAGTTGGTAATTCTAATTGGTATTATTCTCTCAATAATGATATCGGCAATATTAATATGAGAATACTTGAGGGCGAAGATGGTAAAACTTTTTCATTCTTCGCAAAGTGGCATGATTTAATGGTAACAAGGGAAGGTTATCATAGAGTACCAATAATGTATAAGAAACCAATCGAGATAATAGTATATGGTACCTTAGGTAAGGAAACAATGAGACTTAAATATATTGATTTTTTCCCTATAACGCTAGATTATCCTGCTCTTACTAGTGAAAATAGCGATCCCTTAATCTACACTTTTGAATTTAGTGGCGACAGTTTGATATGCAAAACTGCTTCCAGTGGATAATAAAATTAAAATAGTAAGTAAGTAGTTATTAAATATTGTAAGAATAAAAATAAAAATAAAAGTGGAGATAATCTTTATGAAGTTGTAGTTGTAAACCATAAATATTAAAGTATTAGGAGAAATGAAATGAAGATGACAAACCAAAATTCGAATAAGGAAGTAGTAAAAGAACAAGGTACAGAAATAAAAGACTATGCACGTATTTCTGAAGAACGCAAGAAAAAATGCCCACATTCATCGTCAATAAACCTTCCATCTAATGGGTTGATCCCAGACCCTTCCTACCCAACAAGTTTGAATTACTCTGATTTAACAGTTAGAGATATGAAACGTTTGGTATCTGAGCCAGATACTACCTATTACAAGATTTTAATAGATGTTATTAGTGAACTTATAGGTATGGATGCAATGGCTTTAACTGTTGATGATTTCGACTACACTGTCGTTTCTGTGAGAGTTAATTCGGTCTCACCTATTTGTTCCCTGATAGTTACCTGTGACAATTGTAATCAAGTATTTCCTTTTAAATTAGATCTAACAAAATTTAATATTGTTCATATGAAAGAGGATTTTAATGAACCAGTACGCATTAAAACGTCTAATGGTGAACTAGCATTGAAATTAATTAGAGTAGCAGATAATATTGAGGTTGACGAAAAAGGTGGGGACAATATTATTTTAGCTAAGTGTGCCGCAGCTATAGCCAACGGAAAATCTTTCGAAGAGCGATTATCTTTAGTTGAAGACACTTTAAGTGTAAAAGATGTAAATTTAATAAGAAGTTTTCTTTCTATTTATAGTAGTGGTGTAGATAGACTGAATAAAGCGTTTTGCCCTACCTGCAAGGAGGGGGTAGATTTTTGGTTGCCCTTTCGTTCAGACATCTTATTTGGGATGGGGGACGACAACGAAGAATATTTTAGAAAAGCAATTTTATAGTTGGTATGTGTTACAAGGAACGCCAGAAGTAACCGATAATATGGATTTCAGAGAATTTATCTGGTTTTATGATAGGATGATAAAAGAAAAAAATGATGAACTTAAGAATAAAAATAAAAGATTAAGAAGGTGAAATTACGGGGACAAATTACATGCCTAACGATGAAAATGAAATATCTAAATTAAGGAATGAATTAAAAAAAGCCGCAAAAATAAGAAATGAATTAAAAGAAGTTGCTAAATTGAGATCCGAGATTAAAAAGTATGCAAATATGGAAATTAGATCAGTTAAGACAGAATTGGGATTGAGGAAAAAAGCTATTAAAAATTCTGCTAAACGTTCCGCTGAACTGACATCAGTTGTAGTAGAAAGTGAACAACTTCAAAAGTCGTTAAAGGCTGAAAGGAAGAAGTTACACCTTTTAAAGAAGATTAGTTCTGGTGGGGATGTTTCGAATACTGAAGAACGCGCATTAATGAATATTGCTCGTAGGAATTTGCGTGCTTCTAGAAAGAATCTTCTTTCTGAGGAAAGAATGAGGGAAGGTGATATTAAAGCAGCAAAGGCTGTTTCTGCAGCAGCAGCTAAACAAGTTGTTACTCCCGTATCTGATGCTGGTACAGAAATAATGTCTGTGAAATCAGAAATGCGCGATATTTTTTCCGATATTAGTAGTAAATTATCAAGAACTTTAGATATTGTCCGAGAACAGTATGGTTCTACTGAGAATGCTTATAAAGAAATGGCGCAAGTGAATGCTAGTTTGGTTAAAAGAATTGAAGAACTTCAGACATCTGCTAATGATTTATCTGTTGGCGCAAAAGCTATTTCTGAAAGTAGTGCTGAAGCATTTATTGAAGATTTGGGACAAACTAAAGCACAAACTAAAACATTTGATGAATCTGCTAATAAGAATAAAAAATTAGCAAAACAAGTTGATAACTTGTCAGAATCAGCAAGTAATCATTTAGAAGATTTGGAAGAAAAGACTGGTAAATTGCATAAATTAGGAGATAAAGTTTCTGAGTCTAATCTGGCAGAAGAGATGATGACTGGTTTAGGTAGATCAGTTTTTGGAGATTTGTTTGATATACCTGCTCAAACTATAAAAGCACTCACAGGATCAGGTACTCTTTTAAAAGGCTTTTCCAAAGGAGCAAAATCTTTTTTAAAATTACCTAAGTTTTTATTTTTGTTTGGTGCTAAAACATATTCTAAAGTTAAAGCTATACCGGATAAATTATCTGGTTTAACAGAGGAAACTAAAAAGGGTTTGGGTAAAACTTATAAAGGGATAAAGGCTCTTCCATCCAGTAAAAGTTTCCAATTACTCACAAAAAAGTCACAAGAAGTTTCTGATGATAAGTTGGGTGATGTTGTATCTGAATCAAGTTCAATGGTTCATGGAATAGAAGGTGTAAGAAAGGGAATTGCTTTTCTTGGTAGAAAACTATCTAGTAGTATGCGTGAAGTAGAGCGAGTAACAGAGAGAGGTTTTGGTAATGTAGTAGAAGGTGTTGAAGATGTTACTGATGATCTTAAAAAAATAAAAAAGCAACAGAAGAAGCAATTACAAGGTATTAGAGGTATAGAAGGTGGGGGTGGGATAGGAGGTCTATTTGAAACATGGTTTGTTGGCAGTAAAGCTAAAGGTCTTCTAGGCAAAGCTAAAGGATTATTAGGAAAAGGTAAAGGACTTCTTGGTAAAGGACTTCTTGGTGCAGGTGCACGTGGTGCAGGAGCAGCAGTAAGTGGTGTTGGTGCTGCTGGCGCAAGTTTAGCGTCAATAGCATCTGCAATTGCTCCAGCGCTTGGTGTAGCATTATCTGGCGCAGTTGGTGTTGCAATTGGTACTGCTATAGATAAAATATCTAAAAAGTTTTTAGGTAAAGAAGGTATTGGTGGTTGGCTCTATGAAAAGATACACGGTAAGGAAGAGGCAAAACCAAAAGGTAATATATCAGCAATGACTAATACTTGGAAAAAGAAGTTGTCAGCTGAAGCTTGGGAGGAATATGGATCAGCTATAAAGAAACAAACTATTAATCCTGTAGATCTTTTGGGAAATGGTGCTATAGTTAAAGGTGAAGGTAATAAACTTTGGCTCCCAGATGAGCTACAAAATGAGACAAAAATTAAACCAGTTGTTGCTGAAGAAAAAATAATAGAAAGGATTAATCTTCCGATATCCGAAAGTGTTCCTTCCGTTGCAGCCCCACCTGTTCCTCCTACAACTCAGCCAACACAACCACCTGTAGAGAGAGTAGTTCAACAACAAGTGAGTGGTAGAGAAAGTGTTGAAAGAAGTATAAGAAGTTTTCCTGTACTAGTAGACGATTTAGGTATGGTTATAGCAAACTCTGGTTTATTATAAAGAAAGGGATAAGATGGTACGAATATCCCCAGTTGGGAATAAAGCTAGTAATCCTACAAGGGAAAAAGCTCATGGGTATCTAGTTGGTATAAAACAACTTGAGGCACCTTCTTTGGAAGTAGTTGGTAAAATGAGTGATATACAAATGGAGTTAACAGCAGATTGGGCACCTTTAGTAGACCCAGAAGTTGGGCAGTTTGCTGGTGCCGTAGAATGGGGTCTCAGAAGATTTTTTGATGTTGGTGTTACTACAAGGCACCAATCTACTTCTATTGCACGGTATACAGCATCTCAATATTTAACACTCCCTATACAGTTTCAATTTGTTGCTTATATGGATCCATATACTGATGTTATGCTTCCTTGTAAAAAATTACATCAGATGGTTACAGCTACAAGTGGAATATCATCTGGATCTATGGTTAGACCAATATCTGTTTCAGTAATGATAGGAGGTTTTATTTTTATTAAGCAAGCAGTTATTGGGAGTGTTTCTGTTTCATATTCTAAGGAATTAGTAGTAGGAGAAAGTAATAGACCTTTACCTTCAAAGGCTGACGTAGATATTACAATACAGGCTTCTTATTTGTACCTACAAAAAGATATAGATGCTTTATATCGTATACAGTGAGTGTAAACTATGGGAATACTTGATTATTCGAGAATAGGTAATTACAATATAATTGATGTAGACAAGACAAATGAGTTCGATTTTATAGACCCTGCACTTACTGAATTAGTTAAGAATATTACAAAAATTATTTCGTATTTTACAGTTACTGCTAAGTATGATATGAAATATTGGTTAATTTCCTGGGAAGTCTATGGTACACCGTACCTATGGTGGATTATTACATTATATAATGATGTTCTTGATCCTTTTGAATCAAAAATAGGAGAAACTCTTCTATGTCCTGATATATCTAACATTGATGTTAAGCACTTATATTCTAAATGTACTCCTCCTATTAAACCTGAATATACTATACCTGAAGTTAGTTCTAGTTCCAGTTCTTCTCGTTCGTCTTCTTCTGTTTCTGTGTCTAGTAGTTCTTTGAGTTCTAGTTCTTCTAGTAAATCTAGCTCAAGTGTTTCCTCTTCTAGTTCAGCCAATTCCATTTCTAGTAGTTCAAGTAGTTTAGGACCAGAAGAATTTGTAAAAGCTGAGATAGTTCCGGGCTCTTCTTGGCATTATAAAACATTTTTATACCCTGAAGGAATTAGATCATCGCCTGCTTTTGGTGTTTTAAACCCATTAGATAATAATGAAGTAAGGTCAGTCACATATGATGACTTTACTTTATTTATGGGGAAAAGACACACAACTTGGGGATTTTATACTATTTCTTTAACATACAAAGCAAAAGTTATAGAATGGTTTTATAATGGATCAATGTTTCCTGATTTTGAAGTTAATGCCACTTCAGGAATAAATGGGTTTGATATATGGAAAGATGATGTAGATCCAGATTTATACTATATTGGTATTCTTAATGAGAGCATTAGAAAGCATTATTTGTTTTCTGCTAAGGTAATACATTATGTTGATGGTGATTATGTAGCTAGAGCTAATTTTGTAGAGGAAGAAGATTCAAGGTGTTTAATGGAAGCTGGAAGTTGGGCTGAGTATGAATATCCTGTATTAGTAGGTAATAATTATGTAAAAACTACAGAAGATTTAGAATCTTCTAGAATACGGTGTCTTGGTTACGGAAAAGGTAAAGCTTGGTGGGGTGGGGCACAATATACAGATAAGTTAAATATAACTTATACTAATGATAATAAATTTTGCAGAAATATATGGTTCGATGATTTTATAGCCAAAAAATACAAAAAGTTTGATATAGGCGGATCTGAGAATTATGTTTCTGGGGTAATTAAAACTCATTTTGATAGGGTAAATAATAAGTTACATATAATTGTAAAAAGTAATTTTGTAAGTAAAGTATCAACTCCATCATCATCTACTGAAAGTTGGATTCCCAGATCACCACTTGGATATAATGTAGTACCAAGTTTTAGTTATTTTCAAACAAAGGGATGGGAAACTATACCTAGTCGTGGTTCACGTTGGGTTTTTGGTATTGGTTATTGCGAAATTGGTTCAATACTTCCTCCTTACGAGTGTTTAGCATATTATAATACTACTGTTTCATATGGCACAGATAAAAAATATATTCCTGGTTATGGTAGGTACCCAAGACCTGTTAACTTGCCACTCCGTTATGGTAAAGTTGAATCTATATGGAAACATAATGTTACATGGAATTTAGTATATAGATATTGGCAACAACAAGCAACTAGCGAATATGATATTATATGTGCATATGAGTATGAATACTATCCTGATTATATTTATTACTCTGCAGATATTGATGGGGATATAGTACAAGAAGGTACTTATAATGGAGGTGTAAGAAAAACTGAATGTGGTTATAAAATAAAACTGATGGGAGTAACTGCTGCTAATGGTATTAGACCATTACGCTATTATGAATCCTTTGAATGTTCTACACCTGGTTATCAGGGAGCAGAGTATCATGGATCTGGTAGTAGTCCTGAGTTTCATTATTGTTCAGCTTATGATCATTACGGTGCTGTAAACAATGTTAAGAGTAATACCCTGAAAGAATTTAAAGATTGGCATTTTAATTGTTTAAAAGAGTGCGGTATAGATAACACAGAAATTGGTTACACAAAAGATAGTACCCCTTCAGGTGGTTCTTCTATACATATTGGGCCAACTGTAGATAATTTTTACTATGCAGCAGTTAGGCGTGCAATTTTAGCGGATTTACACCCACCACCTTGTGCTTATTCCTGTGATTGTACTTTTCTTGAAAATGGTAGATGTGTTTGTACTGAAAATTTTGGTGATACAGAATCTACACATTTTTATCAAAAAGCACTTGCTTCTAGTTCTAGTAGATCGAGTACTAGTGTAAGTAGCAGTTCTGAGAGTATTAGTTTAAGTAGTAGTTCTATAAGTAGTTCTAGTTCAAGTAGTCATAGTTCTAGTTCTTTATCTTTCAGCTCTTCCAGCAAATCTTTTAGTTCTTCAAGTAAATCTTTTTCTAGCAGTTCATATAGTTTTAGTTCCAGTTCTTCTAGTTATAGTTCCAGTTCTGCTTCTATCCCAAGTTGGTGGTCTTTAAGTAGTTCATCTAAGAGTTCAAGTTCGAGTTCAAGTTCAATCAGTAGTAGTTCTGTGAGTAAAAGTTCGAGTTCTAAAAGTTCGAGTTCTAAAAGTTCGAGTTCTAAAAGTTCAAGTTCTCAAAGTTCAAGTTCTCAAAGTTTTAGTTCAAGTTCAAGTTCAATCAGTAGCAGTTCTAAAAGTTCAAGTTCTAGAAGTATAAGTTCAAGTTCTAAAAGTTCAAGTTCTAAAAGTTCAAGTTCTAGAAGTATAAGTTCAAGTTCTAGTAGTTCAAGTTCTAATTCAAGTTCTAGTAGTTCAAGTTCTAAAAGTTCAAGTAGTTCGTCTGTTTCTAGTAGTAGTGTCAGTAGTTCATCATTTAGTTCTACCTCTTTTCCTTTGTATTGCGGTGATTTTTACACAAGAATGCGTCAATGTAGAACATCATCTAATGAGGCTGATGCGTGGGATGCGTTTGATGGAATAGGTATATTTCAAGGTAGTTTTTGGTCATGTACTATTGATAATATACCAAACCCAGATGGATCTTGTTGGATGCAATGGGATTTTGGTGTAAATAAGCATATAACTCATATTAGTATGCAACGAAGGGATGAGGTAGATTGCGACTATGGAACCACAAACTTTCCTAAGTATTGTAGAGTTTTAGGTGCACATACAAGTAGTATGGACAACCCCATTGATTTAGGATCATACGAAACAGCAGATATACCTTTTGGTGAGTGGGGTACATGGCACAGGATAGTACAAGCACCATTTAGATTTATTAGAATTGAATTTTATAATTCTTGGATTTCATGTATTAATACATATAGAATTGCTGTTAAGGAAGTATGCTTTAGAGAATCAATAAGTTCTAGTTCAAAAAGTTTTAGTTCTAGTTCATTAAGTTCTAGTTCATTTAGTTCTAGTTCTAGTTCTAGTTCATTAAGTTCTAGTTCAAAAAGTTCTAGTTCAAAAAGTTCTAGTTCAAAAAGTTTTAGTTCTAGTTCATTAAGTTCTAGTTCGTCTAGTTCTAGTTCCTATAGTAAAAGTTCGAGTTCAAGAAGTTTAAGTTCAAGCTCAATAAGTTTTAGTTCAAGTAGTGAAAGTTATAGCAGTTCAAGTTCTAGTTCAAGTTCTTATAGTTCAAGTTCTTCTAGTTCTAGCTCTTTAAGTTTTAGTTCAAGTTCTTACAGTTCTAGCTCATCGAGTTTAAGTTTTAGTAGTTCAAGTTCGAGTAGTTTAAGTTCGAGTAGTTTAAGTTTTTCTTTCAGTTCTTCTAGTCTCAGTTCTTATAGTTTCAGTTCAAGTTCTTCTAGTTCTAGTTCTAGTTCTTCCAGCTTTAGTTCTAGTTCTTCCAGCTTTAGTTCGAGTAGTAAAAGTTCGAGTAGTAAAAGTTCAAGTAGTGAAAGTTCAAGTTCTAGTTCGGCTTCTTGGAGTTCCAGTTCAAAAAGTTCTAGTTCAAAAAGTTCTAGTTCAAAAAGTTCCAGTTCCAGTTCTAGCAGTAAAAGTTCAAGCAGTAAAAGTTCGAGTTCTTCAAGTTTCAGTTTTAGTTCATCTAGTAATAGTTCAAGTTCAAGTAGTTTAAGCTCTTCTTCGAGTTCTTCGAGTTCTAGCTCTTATAGTTCTAGTAGTTCTAGTATAAGTTCTAGTTCTAATTCTAATAGTTCTAGTTCTAGTTCCGAAAGTTCTAGTAGTTTTTCTAATAGTTCAAGTTCCAGTTCGTCTAGTTCTTATTCTAAGAGTTCTAGCAGTTTTTCTAAAAGCTCTAGTTCTAGTTCTAATAGTTCTAGCAGTTTTTCTAAAAGCTCTAGTTCTAGTTCTTCTAGTTCCAGTTCATTGAGTTCAAGTTCTAGCAGTTCTAGTATAAGTTCTAGTTCTGAAAGTTCTAGTTCTAGTTATAGTTATTCTAGTTCAAGTTCTAGTTCGTCTGTTTCTTTTTCTAGTAGTTCTTCATCTTCGTATTCATCATCTAGTTCCAGTTCTTCTTTGAGTAGTTCATCAAGTTCAAGTTTTCAAAGTTTAAGCAGTTCTAGTAAAAGTTTTGAGTCTGTAATGGACACAGGAGATTTGAATTATTGGTCTTTTGGGTCTCCTGTTGATGTTCCTTTTAATAAATATACTAATATTGATACTTATGGTTTATTGTATTGGGGTTTTGGTAAACCTTTAGATTATATGTGGGGTTCTTATAGTTCTTCTAGTAAATCAAGCAGTTCTTCGAGTTGGTCTAGTAACAGTAGTAGTTCATCGAGTTGGTCTAGCAGCAGTAGTAGTTCCTCTAGTAGTTTATCTAGTAGTAGCAGTAGTTCTTATTCATCGTGTCCTTATTGGAGTCCTGATAAGACCTTAGGACAAATTGCCGCTGCTTCTTCCGAGGATGGAGTCTATGTAGCATCGAAAGCTATAGACGATGATGATTTTTCTGAATGGAGATCTACAAGCGATAATAATGAATGGTGGAGAATAGATTTTGGTGTTCCTACATCTATAGGGACTGTAGAGATTCTACCAGGTTGGCATAATTTTAATAGTTGTGTTAAGGATATAACTATCAAAGGGTCTAACGACGCAATAGGATGGACACCACTTGTTAGTGGTCAAATTCCAAATGCTTCTGGTTGGGAAGTATTCCGCTTTGGTATTGCTAGTTATAGATATTTCCAGATTGACGTGGCGAATAAATGGTGGGAATCACAGAGCTGGAATATAAGTATAAGAGAAATTAGAATGCGAAGTTGTTCAAGTTCAAGTTCAAGCTATAGTAGTTCAAGTTCTAGTTACTCAAGCTTAAGCTCTAGTAGTGTAAGTTCTAGCTCCTATTCATCCTGTCCATTCTGGAGCGGTGATAGAACTACGGATGCAGTTGCAACAGCTAGTTCTGGTAGCCATATAGACTGGTCGATAGATGACAATATTTACACACCTTGGATAGCTGCAAGTGGTGTTAATGAGTGGCTCAGGATAGATTTTGGAATCGGAAACGCTTATCCTATAAATATTGTAAGAATATTACCTTATGTAGATGGTGGTTATGCAAGAGTTAAAGATATTCTTATTAAGGGATCTAACGATGCCGTAGGGTGGACTAACCTTATTAGTAGTCGAGTTCCAAATAGTTCAAATTGGACAACTTTTGGCTTTACAAATTCTACTAGTTATAGGTATATTCAGATAGATATATCAAATCAGTGGAATCCAGTGTTAGATAACATATCTATTCTAGAATTGGAGATGCTTGAGTGTTATGAAAGCAGTTCTTCTAGCTCTTTAAGTAAAAGTAATAGTAGTTCAAGTAGCTCCCTAAGTAATTCGAGTTCTAGTAGTAGTTCTGTAAGTAGTTCTTCGAATAGTAGTAGTTCTACGAGTTCCAGTAGTAAATCTTCAAGTAGCAGCTCTCTTAGTTTAAGTAGTAGTTCTAGTAGCATAGGCTCCTCTAGTTCCAGCTCTGTTAGTTCTAGTTCTTGTAGTAGCTCTAGGAGTTCCAGTAGTAGTTCTTTCTCAGAGGAAGCATGTCCTATGGATTGCGGTTGTGATTGTGCAGAGGAATGCGGTTGTGAGTGTCC